TTATTTACAAAACCAAATCCGAAACGCAATCATAGCTCTGTGATGGCTCGTAATTCCGGGCGATAATTTCCATCCTAAATATATCCGCCATCGATAACGACTGCTAATCGGCAGCGTGCAGTATAACATCCAGTGATTTCTTGACGATGCATAGTATAGCTCATGCTCTCCAGCTTTATAATCTGCGTAGACTTTAATGCTATTTACCGGGACGTCACAACCAAACCATTCAAAGGCAAATCCATATGCACAATTGCGGTATAGCCAGAATACACGGCAACAGTACCGCTTAATGCGGTCAATCAACGGCAATGGTGCAATATTAATACTGTATTTATGCCAACGGTTATATTCGGGCAGCAAGTGCCGCTCTACACGGTAATATTTGTAAAAGTCGTATCGGATTATTGATGGTACATATTTTGTTACGCAATCCTCGCTATCCAAGCTATCGTCCCACGTTTGCCATAATCGCAATATACCCGGCAGTCCGCCGTTCTCGTTAGCAAACAGAACAATAAACCAGTTCGTCAGATAGCATATTGCCATACAGATTAACTGCAGTGGTGCATATATAAACCATTTCATATCGTCACCTTGTTACCAGACCTGCGAGTAGCCCGCCGGAAATTAAAATCCACAAATTACGCTGGCGTGTTTTAATTCGGATTTTCCGTTCCGCCTCTTTCTCGTACTGATTTAAGTATTCCTCGGCTTTCTGTAATGATTTTTGCGTCTGATCGTTCAATTGCCGTGATATTTTCAGCTGTTCGTTGACTACTTTTAATTGATTCTGCGCTTCGGTCAGCTGCCTCTGCTGCTCTGTCAATAGCTGCTGCTTCTGCTCGCTGTGATTCGCCAGCGTCTGTAAGTTCTGCTCTAACCGTGTCAGCTCCGCCTCGGAGATTTGATACATCACCTCTGCCCGCACATGTGAACCACAATATAATGGCAACAATAATAATAGTGCCGATAGCAAACATATAATAAGCCTGTTTCTTCTCATACATATTACACCTCAATTCTTATCGACTGCATATAGACTGGTCATATATTCTTCCGGTGTTGTACCGTCATAGTTATAACCGTTCGACACAATCGGCGAAACATATATCTGCATACCGCCCTGCGGATATCCTTTGCTTGCATACGTCTCACACCGCAATACAGCCCCAGTTTTAACAGAAAAGACGCCTGATTGTCCGGCTCCTATAGCCCCAACAATACGGCTTGACGTTTCTGATTGTGCTATCGTTACATCGTTTAATACAACACGATTGACTGACGTATTCCCACCTGATGTTGCATATTGATAGACTTTACTGACTGCAACCAAAGTGCAGTCTTTTTTAGCCACAAAATCCGTCTCATTTTTAATTTCAAAGAAGTCGTTAAAATCTGCAGATTGATATTTCGTGACCATCCTGCAGATGTGAATATTATCTTGCCGGCTGGTCTCGGATTCATAGCCTTGATATACAAGATGGAATATTAATTCAGTAGATTTCTTGTAATTTTCGATAGCTGTGTTAACTGCCAATAACATTGATTCTGCAGATACGGCGTTGGCATTGATGAGTTCGATAATGCGGGATTCCGTGATTATTTCTGATTTTTTCGCATAATCAGTTAAATCCACAGTTGCATCAGATCCATCTTTCCCCGGTTCGCCCTTTTCTCCGTGCAGGGAGCGTAACCATTCTGCTACCGTGCCGTTAAATCCATTATCAACGGCTATCTCATACGCCGATTTCCCATCCCGACCAATACTGGACGGTGATATTTCGGCGGTTAAATCCTCGACGGTTGACATACTCCCTGTAAGCACGCCGGATTCAGCAATTTCTGCTTGTAATTCGTCAATCAAAATTAACCTCCTCTTCCAGTCTAAACCTATGCGGCGTAATAACTGTATAGACGTCACCGGCAACGGTAGTTAGCTGTACATCATATACATAATCTCTGTAATCAAGATTTTTAGTGTCGTCATGAGATATCGTGATAACGCCATTAACTGCCGTTTTTTGTAGCACTTTCTCTTTGTCCGTGGTCGATTTTTTAATAGTTAATACGATAGTGTCTTTTGTACTGTCGTATACCGCATTATTGGCATAGTATATATTTAATGCGATTTTTGCGGTATCGCCACGTGTTAAAAATATGTTCTGGTTCGATATCGTCAGCATTTTACACCCCTTGCTCGAAATACCACTGCGCCTTGCCGCGCAAAATATCCCCGCCGGTGCCGTACTCGTCGCCATCATGCAGAATCTGTAAATCCCAACGGCAATCTCTCTCGCCAGAGTATAGCCCGTACCCGTCAATGTCCGCCGCTTCGCCGTGCGTCATAAAATGCTCGGCGTCAATCGGATTCTCAAACACTTCTGCAATAGCTGCGGTCATTTTGGACAGTATCTCAATTTGCGCATCTGTGGGCGGATAATCGCCCAAATCATCAGGCTTGCCGGCATAGCAGGCACACAAAGCAATAGCAATACTGCCCGTGTTCCTGTGCCACGTGGCTTCAGGTACCTCGGTAATGGGTCTTGTATTGATTATTTCCCCGTCTCCGTCGATACAGTAATGATAATCATTAAACGTAGTAAAGTATCTACCCGCCGTCCAATGATAATATGTGACGACGGGATACGGGAATTGATAAAAGTAATCCCTGTTATCTTTAAGTTCCTGCTTAAATTCAGACATATTCATTTGCGTTCCTCCTTGATCGGCGGTACAATCGGCGGTTTCGACTTCTCTTTTTTTGCCTCTTTTTCAGCCGCGTCCGGTCTGCCGTCATGATTTTTATCAACTAAAAACACAGATACAAAAGTAAAAGCCCCGACAACTGCCGGAGCTGTAAATTCCTTGAAAAATGAAATTAAAAGCTGCGTATTAGCAACGCCTGTCCGCCACCAATCATGTAACCATGCCGTCAATATCATTAAAAACAATATGATCAGTCCAATGCCGTATACATAGACAATCTGCATTGACGTTTGTATTTTTTGACGCGCAGTAGGCAGATATGACACAGCTTTAGTCCACAATGCTTTTAACTTTGCCTGCATACTACCCCCTAACCGATTTAATAAATCTGATAAAAGCGTGTCCGATTTTAATTATTTCTGCGTCCAACATGTTTAATTTCTCAATGATGGACGTTATTTCGCAAAGTACCGGAATGATCAAAAATGCGAAAGAAACAACGTAATCAAACCGCCAGCCAATGATCTCAACGTCCGGCAACAAGAATGACAGTACGGAAAAAGCAAACAGCACGGGGTACTGCACCGCCATTTTTAATACTAATGCCGTCCGCAGCCCTTTGCTGATTAAAAACCTGCACTTGCTGCCGTTTGGCAGCGTAACAGAACCCCAGCCGTACCAAAGGAAGGTGGTAATAATGTTGCACAGAGTATAACTCTTACCTGTGGTTTTTAAATAGTTGTTACACTCAATTGTAATGCGCAACATAACATCAGTGAACAATAGCGCAAGTGTGAAAAAGATAGTGCCTGTTATATCTACAACCGCATTTGCGGGGATAGTGCAAGTCAAACTGCCTATTATCTGCTGATATAATGATGGTGACGTGATAATAATTTCATTCAAAATGACACCTCTATTATTTGATCACAGGGATATGGGTGCTGTAAGTGATTGTCTTTAATGCTTTCAAGTCTTTTGTTGTTTCGATTGCGTTATATGCCGCCCGCCATTCTGCCCGTGCTTGTTTCATCGGCTCGTACTGCGTGGCGGTGAAAACACCCTCGATGAATTTCGTCACGTTATAGTCCGTATCTGACAGTAATTGTTTTAACTCTGCCAATTCGGCGGCTTGTAAACGAGCATATTCGATGGCGTCCAACTCTTCCTGCGTAGGCGGCAGCGGTGCCTGTAGTTTACCGTCACGATATTCATAATTACCGGCAATGGACTCTTGCCATTCATCCTCGGTTTGATTGATATATATAGCGTTCGGATAATCAGATTTTGCTTTTCTTGTGAGTTCTTCGATAGTTTCGCCGTGAACGCCCGTGACCAATGATGTGATACGTTCGCCGGATGTTTTATTATAAATTGATATGTAAGTCATATATTTTTTTACCTCTCTTAAAATCCGATAGCTAAGACTTGGCATAATGGGTTCCAGTTCATTTTAGGGAGCCATATTCCGGTTTTGTTTGTATAAGAATGCTCCGGCTGATTCCATTCGCCAACAGCATTTTCCTTGATCCACATGTTATTTTCTGAATTATTTTCTGTAACTTGCTTTCCAACATATAGTAGATTATTAAAAGCAATCGGGTAAGCGAAAAACGTATTACTATTTGCGCGTCCTCCTTGTATTATTAGACCGCCTTTTAACTTCACCCACCATGCGTTAGCGTTATTAACGTTCATACTGTCTATAGCAGTAATGTCACTCAAAAAGGCAATTGCAGACCACGGAGTGAATTGTTTATTACCAGGATAATGGTTTGTTCGAAACCACATGCGCCCGTTGTCGTTTTCCGTGAAAATCTGTTGCACCATATTACGCGTGTCATCTATCCCGTATGGCAACGATATGATAGAACCGAATCTCTGACTGCCGCTAATATTTATACCGTTAGCCCGTGTAAGTGTCATTCTGTTTAACTGTAGTGCTTTTAAAGCGATATTATTATCCTCATCACCAGAAATGCCTTTTGTGTAGACTATATAATTGGCACTATCAGCAGTACCCGTTGTGTCCTGATTCCCTATTTTGTTCACTCCGGGTAAATCTATATCAGCAGTACCGTCAAATGATACTCCGCCTATTCGTCTTGCCGTTTGTAGTCTTGTAGCACTATCAGCATTGCCGTCTAACGCCCCGTGTACAATCGGTACGGTTAAATCACCTGTCAGTGTGCCGCCAGATAGCATTAAAAATTTTCGGGCGATACCGGAATAATCTGCTGCATACCGCCATCGCGTCCATGCATTATTGATATACAGTCTGGTTGCCATTGATTTTAATGCGGTGTCATTCGTTACAGAATCATACCTATTAGCGATATATAACTGTGCAACGGTATCCTGCATCAAAAACACGACTAATACACCGGACGTTACCATATTAGACGGTGCGCCTTGTAGATCAAAACAGGATTCATCGATAGTATATACTCCGGCTGTCATGATTTCGTCCCATGCATGAAACATACCCGCGTTCAAGTATGTGCGTCCGCCGACGTATCCTTGAGTAAATTGGACACCGTGCTGGTCGGCGGTGGCTGTAGCAGCATTCCCCGCGATACCCGCGGCGTGAGCCGCCGGATTCGTATTATGATCATCTAATGGCGTTTTCGCAAATTTCGTCAGCGCTTTCTGTAGATTCTGCGATAATCCTTGCGCGTCTTCGTCTTTCGCATCAAATGCTTGACTGACGATAAAATCAGCTAACGCTTTACTCATCATACTAACCTGACGATATAACTTATTATGTAAAGCGGATGACGCAACGCCAGATTGCACGCCATTTGACCGCTGCGTGTGATTAGCATAATCCGTATCAGACATTACATTGGTGTTTGATTCGTCAAAAACCTTGAAATTATTATCAGCCATTTGACCATTCTCCTTTTTCGTAACCGGCGAACGTTGCCGTGTCTAAATCGTAAGCGAATAACGGATTCGCGGAAATCTGCATATTAACTCTGACACCCTCGGGTTTCGGTATAATATAGCCCAGTTCAATCATTTCTTTTAACTGCTCATCGTTGATGCCGACCAATGACACGTCAATCGTCATGTCTTGGTTATCCCGGATTGATATCGTGATATCCGGCAATAACATCCGCCATTTCTCTTGCAGCGATTCAATGCCGCCATCCCAATTCATCTTAGCGATCGTTGCATTTAACAATATGCGATACAAATCATCCGATAACACACTGCTTGCGCCATTCTTCGCATTAAACGGCAGGACTCGAGATCGTCCAAGATACTCACCGATAACATCAAGCTGCGCGCCGACAGCTGTATCCACGGAAAAATCATCCGGCAAGTCAAATGATATCTGCATCGGATCATCAGTATAGCTGAGCAGCAATTTCATCATTTCCGCATATTTCGGTTTATCACGATGCTCCGATGTGATGCAATCTAAATAACCTTCGTATAACGCCATGATTACACCTCTTCGGCTGTTACCGTGCAGGAATTATATTGCGCCACTTGATTAAACGATATCGGTATATTAGCAACGGTCGGGTTGCTGCCAGCAATACCTAATTTCACTTCGACGACACTAAAAGTTGGGTTCGTGATGTCGGCAATTGCCCGTGCCGCAACCGCCCAGATACTTGACAGATAGACTGATTGCCCGATTGCAAGGATCTGCAGATAATATTTCACATAATTAATTATTGCCGCTTCTACTTCTTTTGTATAACCGGTTAGTTTTTTCACCCGCACCTGCACGGCAACCTTCTTATATATAGGACGAAAGAATTTAATATTCGTTGGCACATTTTCGGTATTCAATACCGGTACCGTCGTTGTGCCGTATGTCCCACAGCCCGGTGATTTCCGCAGGTATATAGCTTTCGCAATATCCATATCGTTTCCACCTTCCACGATGGCAGAAATCGAATGTCCGGGAATACCGTTACTATCGGTTAAATTTGTGTCATTTTCCAAGACGGAATAACGTGTCACGCCAGACACTGCGGCAATAGCTCCTTTGGTCGATTCAAGCACCGTCCGTGACGGATTCGCAACTGAAATCGTCTGCCGCGCCCGAAGCTGTACATCTGTTTCTACCGGCTGCCCGAGCACTGCCTGTTCCGGATTCGTAACGGAGATCCAACCTTTGGTCGGCGTAACAATGCCCGTGACCGATCCGACCGTCGCGCCAACGGCACCTATTTTTCTGCATGTAGCAGTAACCGTAACCGTGCCGGAAGAACCAATATCTACTCGATACGGCAATGACCACTGCACATTATTTAAATCCCGCACGACCCCCCCGATAACCTGTGTCCCCGGCTCACCGGTTAATGTAACTTGCACTGTACTGTATGATGCCTTTTTTCGAGTCAGACCGTTAATTTTAACCAGCGCGTCCAATGCCGTGCCGATTGCCGTTTTCGATGACCGGTTATTATAATCCAACTCGACAGCTTGAAATGTATCATAGATTTTCAGGGCGAAAATACTAATCATCTGATAGTCCTGACTGTCATTTCCGAGGTATATGTCCTGTCCGTAAATCTGCCGGAAATGATCTATCATATCATCCCGGATATCGTTATATGTCGGATAATGATATCCGGACGCGTCTATATACGGTTTAAAATATGCCATTACATTTTCACCTCCGATAGCTGCACTTCGCCATAGTCCGTACTGACGGTGCAGGAGAACGTGTACTGCCGAGTGTCACCGTTCCAGTACGAATGAAATTCAATAATGTCCTGTACATGTTCGGTGCCGGTAATACGGTCACGCAGCAGCTGTTCTGCCGCCTTAATGTCATTGTGACCTAAGATTTTTTGCCAGAGCGGCAACCCGTCATTCAAATCCTCCCACCACTCGGCCAAAAACAGTAATAGCCGGGTTTTAACCGCCTGCGCGCAGGCCTCGCGATCTGTTAAATAATTTGCCGATCCGGCTCCGAATGTATAGTCGCCGTTTTCGTCCAGTCGTCTGTATTTCATCGTGGACCTCCTGTGCTTCCGCCGCCGGTTTTGACGCCGTCGTGAACATGCGTATTCATATTGATACCGGCAACTCTAAGCGTGTCGGCTATCGTACAATTCGCAGACGTCGTTACGTTGCCGTTGATTTGCACATCCGCATTTATCGTGACCTGCCCCGGCTTGAGATCAATGAACGTCCCGCCATCCTCTGTCCGAACCTGCACGGAATCGCCGGAATATCCCGGTACCGTATGCACCTGCGACCGGAACCCGACAATTGCCATGCCGTCAGACAGATCGTGTCGGCGGCGTTCTACCTGATTCTGCACGCCGCCGGATTGCCACCATGCGTCGATGCAGGAATCGGCAAAAATCACCAAGCATTCATCACCCGGCGAAACGGGCAGCGTAATGCAATAGCCGCCGCCGGAATATACAAAAAATGGAACGTTAATCAATATCGGTAATTCTACCCATTGATACGTTCCGTTTATTTCTATTTTTTCCCGAATGGTCGGCTGCACAGATACCGTCTGCGCCGAATAATTCACCTCGGTCACAACACCGGTAATCGCAACCCGGAGAGTGCGGGAAAAATCACTCCGCTCCCGCCGAGCTTTATCCAAATCACCGGCAGTTCGGCTTTCAATTGATATCACGATCTCACCGTCCCATCTGCAGAATCAACCATAATCGGCAGCCCGGATTTCCCGTTTCTGCCGATTCCTACAATTTCCGTTAACCACGTCTCGCCGTGAGTATCCCCGGAATGCACCAATGAATATACTTCGTATTCACCGGTCAGATCGAATCGGGTGTTCTGATCTGCGACTTTACCGCCCGCCGGTGACATATTCGGCTTCATCATCTGACCGGTGTCAACCGCCGTGCGCTGAATAATGTCATTGTCGATCTTAATTAACCCGTGGATTGTGACTGCAGGATTGAGCAGCATTTTTATTCCGATACCATCATCTGTATATTCCGGCGTGCCGACAAGCCCGGTCTGTGGCGTCAAATACAAGCATTTATCGTCCGGAATCGGATCGGTATATTTTCGTACTTCCAGCTTTCCATTATCAACCTGCACGAATGAATCGGTCGTCCGTGCCTGATCATCTAAGATGTCTGCCGGATAGCCGAAGCATACTTTGCCGCGTGGCAGCGTGGTCTCTGGTAAGTTTTCCGAAACACGCTCAATTTCAATTGGATAATATGCCAGCTTTGCCGCAGCTTCAATCACATCTCGAGGTTTACTGCCCGCAGCCAAAGTGGTACGAATAAAATTTCCGCCGTAAAAACTCTTGCCGTCAGCAGCGATGATCTCCAGCCGATAATTTATGCCGTCTTCACGGTTCCTGAATACTTGTATGATGTCGCCGTCAAATATCAACCCGTACTGCGCCGCATATCCGGCTTCAAGCTGGATATGGAATCCCTCTTTAATGATTTGCGCTTCGGTATCCGGAGCGAGGTTATAAATCACGATATGCGCAATAGACGGTTGTCCTAACGCATTTTTCTTGATTTCAAAGACAGTTCTGAGGTTCGATACGTCTAATGCCGTGGTTTCTTCGTATTGTATAAGTACATGCCACATGCGACCGTATAAGCCGAGATTGGCTGTCGTTGTAATTTCCTGTCTTGCGCTCATGCCGTATCACTCCAGACAAGCAACCAATCGCCACCAAGATTTTCTGCATTTGGATATTCATCCTCCATCTGGTGAGCGGGGATAATGCAAGCGGAACCAATCTCGAGATACGAGTATTGCTCCAGTATATTCTGCCCGGGCAGCATAGGTAGATTGTTGATTAAAATTAAACCGTTTGTGTCAGATACCGTCACATTCCAGTACCCGGCAATCTCGTTATACCGAGTAGTAAATACCAGCGTGACGTTCTTTCCATCAACCGGGATTTTGCATGAAAATGTATTTCGTGGCTTCGAAGTAATCGGTATAATCGAATACATCACTTACCTCCGATAGAATCGTTAATCGCAGATAATATGCTTTGATTATTCGCCGGAGAATCGGTATCAACCGGTTGTGCACCTGAATTGGACGATCCCGTGGTTTGTGAGCGCGCGGACACCTGCACTTCAGCGACTTGAGCTACATCAATCTGCTCAAAATGCAGCGTACAGTTTAAGCCGTGCAGGGTCTGTCTATCGTCGGGAGCTTCTGCGTGGACTAAGAGCATATTATGATACGTCCCCAGCCGTGTAACAATATCAACCGGCACTCGGGCTATAATCATATTCGCAAAGAGTGTCCATGCGGATATGCCCCGGTCTCCTGTCAATGCAGGCTGCCCCGGCGGTGCAAAAAAATTGGTAATCGGAATTATGCTGGTGGCTTTGTTATAAACATCAAGCACCGTGTCAAATAACCGATTTCCCGTTTTAATTGACCGCGCGTAGACCTCCGCGTCCGATACCATTACATCAATATCAATTTCCGCCGGGAGCAATATCGCGTGGTCGGTCATAACAGAGCCGGATTGTACCGGATAATGCGTTGCTTCCACAGATAAAGAGTGGTTCGTACGCATAATACCAGAAAATGCAGCTCCGCCAATTGTCCATTTCGGTGTATATAAAATATAGTCCTCAAAATTATTAAACGCAGTGGTGTAATCCAGCAGCGTTTGATTGTTAAATACTTTTGCAACATCTTTAGTAAAATCCGTCCAGCTGGCACGGGATGATGTGATTTCTTTTCCATAATCTTTGATTGACGTAATTAAACTCACTGCATACCCGCCCCCCTGTCGTAAATATTACCGATATCACGTTCCGGCAGTACCTTTCTTATCTCCGATGCCGCTGCACGTCCAATGTCCTGCGGATCTGCGTCATTTCCGTACACGTTAATTGTGACCGGCGCATTCACCGTATTTTTAGAGCTGCGGGAATCGGCAAAGCTGCTTGTCCCCACAAGATTACTGACAGTACCTGTCCACTCGCCCCACTTCGTTTTTATTGCATTCCAGCCGTTTTCAAGCACCTTTCCTGTATTAGCCGCCCTTTCCAACAATGACGGACTCTCAGACGGCGTTACATCCAGTTCCTGTGGCGGCGGTGGCGGCGGGGGATTATTCCGCGCCCATTCGTCCGCTTCCTGCTGTATAATCGCTTTCGCGTCAGCACGTTCCGAATTCCAGCGGTCATGCAGATTTTCTGCCGTGACGCCCTCGCTGTTTCCGGTATATTTCATTCGCTCGTTGTAAATTGCGTCAATTAAATTTTGCTGTGATTCTGCCGACATATCAATTGCGCCGGCACCGCCCAGATTTTGAATTGCTCTTGCAATGAGTTCTGTGCCCGGTCCGTGCTGAACGGCGACAGACCATGCGGCTTCGCGGACACCGCGGGACTGCTGATCTAAATTCAATCCTGTTTCATTCAATACGTGCTCGACCTGCGGCGCATAATGCGTTCTTGCCATATACTGCCGCTGTGCTTCGCGGAATCCTTCCGGATCTTCGCTCGCAATATCGCGCCATTCCTGATCAAACCCTGCAGACCCGATATCTCCTGCATTAGTCAAGCGCGAATACCATTCCGGATTCGTTTCAGCAAGCTGTTTTAGAAAATCGGGCATATTCGCCGGAATAATCTGCCAGCTGCCATACGCTCCACCGGAACCACCTGTGGTACCCGGTGCGCCCTCGTATTTTGACGATAGCGCCCCAAGCCGCTTATCGGACAGGTCGACGCCTCCGGAAAACATATTGCCGATGAGAGCTTTTGCTCCGGCAAAATCTCCGGTTAATAATTTCCCGATGATATTTGCAAATTTTCCAATGCCGGAAATCATCTTCGCAATAATAACAACAATCTGTTTCAGGACTTTTTTAAATGACGTCCATGAGCGAGTTTTATTCGTAATGCCGTCACTGATTCTAAAGAATTTCAGGATTCCGTCAATCAGTGACGATATGCCATTTACTAAGGACGTAACACCTTGTCCGAGCGAATCAAATGCTTCTGAAAAAGCATTGACTGTTTCGGTATCGACAACGTAACTCCATAGCTCGGACAGTTTATCAAAAAAGCTCTCGCCGAGGTATTCCGTAATGTCATAGAGTGACTTAGCCAATCGCTCAAACGCAGCGACAAATGCCTGCACACGTTCGGAATGCCCGATCCAATGAAAAAATCGGCTGACATAATCAACCATGACCGACCACGCTTTATTGCATAGTTCTAATACATGGTTCAGCTTTTCCCACTGCTCGCCGAACAGGCTTTTCTTGCCGTCCATGTAGGCAAAATAATCATCTAAGAGCAGCAGTACACCACCGATCGCCATCGCCATGGCACCAACGGGTCCTGCAAGGAATGCGGCAATTGCAGTACCAAGCGCAAGAAATGCCACTCTACCATTATGCGGCAGCCGCTGCCAGAATTCGTTAATTCGCTTTCCGATGCCGGACAGTACCCGCCAGACGGCAAATGCTATATTCCGGACAAAACCGAAACCGGTCGCAATCGTTCGGGTAATGCGGGGAAGATTCGTAATGATATATTCATTAATAGTTTTTAACGTTTGCTTAGCATTGCCGAGCGGCGTCGCAAGGTCTTTGACTATATAATAAGCAACCCACTGCATACCGACGGCGATTTCCTGTTTTAGCCGCGTGAATTCAAATGCCAGTTCCTGCACTTGATTCATGGCGGCTTTATAGCTACCGCCTGCGGTCATCGCTGCACTGTCGGACAATAACTGGCGATACTGCTCGCGGAGTTTCGGGTTAATTTGTACTTCATTAGCCGATTTCCCGAGAGCGTCCAACGCCATCTTCATTTGTTTTGCCTGACCGGCAGAAACGAACATTGTCCGTCCCAGCGTTTCATACGCCAGCTCTTGATTGCCCATGGATTTTACGAGCAATGCACCGGACGCAACAATGCCGCCAATTGCCGAAGTGATGAGAGTGCTGGCCTTGGCCAATGTAGGTGCCAGCGATTCCATCCCGCCAACCATCTGGTGGACGGAGTTAACCGCTTTCTGCAGTTCTGCCACAGACCGGGCGTCTACATCGGTACCCAGTTTAACCAGATATTCCTCAATATAATTAGCCGCCACTACATATCACCCTCTCTAAAACTTTCTGCGTATTCCTGCGCCCTGCGTTTGTTCTCCGCCTGCAGAATAATCATCTCGTGGGCATCAAGAAGATCATCAAGGTCATACGTCCCGTCAAATACTTCCCGTTGCTTCCACATGCCCTGCATAACCGGCAGGTAAGCAAAAGCATTTATATTTACCGGTTCTGCGACGGCGTAACCTGCTGAATCCCGGACAATAGGGAAGTCAAGCCGTCTTCGCCGAAAAAACCGGACAAATTAAATACCAATGCCTGGGCGGTAAGCACGAATACAGCAACCGCTTCTTTTTCCAATCCGATAACCGAGAAATGCCCGGCCGCATCAACGACCGGCGTCGCCCCGGCAGGCAGAATTTCCTCGCAGACCTGCAGGGCTGCATTCTGCAGCTTACCGAATTCGCCCTCACTCATTGCAATGCTTGATACGATATCTTCCGGATTAACCACTTTAGACATATCCGTGATGGTTTCCGCGCCCGATTTTAACTGCAGAATGGACGGCAGAAAACGAGACATTACCGTATACAGGATGTAACTGCCAGTGCGGGCATCAAATTTGTTAATGCGAAATTTGCGCTTTTTACCGGCAATTGTAAGTTCCACGTCTTTATAGTTCATAGTTCACCTCACGCCCGATTCAGCCGCTGAATATCGCCGAAAAGCAGCACCCAGCTAACATTCTGTCCCTGAGATTCAAACGGTTCATCCGGTTCCTTCTGAAACGCACCGTAAGAACAGGAAATCGTCTTGCTCATTTTCGGAGCGCGAATTGTCAAGCTGATCTGCGCCCATTCATCAGTGGATGCAGACCACAGATAATTAAACAAACCCTGCAGCCAGTTATGCAAAGGTGACGTCTGCTGCGCATTAATCGATACGGTGCCGTTATTTCCTGCAATCTTGCTGGTCATGACTGAGCCGTCGGCCGCGATATTCTGCTGAGAACGTTCCGTTGCTTTGCTGACGGAAAAATTACCGATACCCTCGCCGTTAACCGAAAACTGTCCGTAGGACGGATGCGAAATAACGGCGGTAACGTCGGTGAAAGAATAAGTTGAGTATCTCATGTAATAGCCTCCTCTTAACGATTGACATCAACCTGCACGACAACGGAATGGATAGCCCCTGCGAGTTTCAGAGCGATATAGATCGGCGGAGCGATACGGTTATCACGGTCGGATTGGGACTGCTTGTCAATCGGTTCAGACTGAATCAGATACCCGTTTGGAAGTGTATCGCCTGCGGTTAGTTCGAGGATATCGTTTCCGTTCCAAACACCGGATGCGAGGAATCCGATCTTGTTATATTCCTGACAAACGTCCTCTAATGCCCTGTGCAGGATCGTCATTCCGGCTTCCGTCTGCGGAACCTTGGAATTCTGTACCAGTCGATCCATAATCGCGAGCTGGCAGTCGTTTTTAAATTTATCAAGAAAAATGATTTCATCGAAGAAAGAACCGTCTGCCATAACGCCTTCCTCAAGCATGTTATAGTACGTGCCGCGGTTCACATAGACGTTACCATTTGCACCCTTGATTTTCGTTACGGAATTTGACGGGAACACGGAAGTGGCATTCTCCGTTTCCACTCCGGCAAGCGTCTTGAATTTCAGTGTAAATGCAGAATTAATCGTACCGGTCATAAATGCCATAGCATTTCCGATGGCTGCAGCTACAGCGTCGGGATGTTTTGTGGAAAACAGACCGAAACAACGGCGATACAGTTTGTTCTTCGCTTTTACAAAAATACTGTTATCCGTAGCAGCAGCGTCATTTTCGGTATTGCCGGAGGTGTACGCATAGACTGTATCCGGCGTACAAGAATTGGTATACTCGAGATTCGCCAAGTGCTGTTCCGGCGTCTGTTCTTCACAGACGATACCAACATACCATTCATAGTTAGCTTCACGGCACGCCTTGAGTGCCTGTACGGCAGTCTCCGTTACAGACTTCACTGTGGCGATACAGCCGACCATGAATTTATCCGGTTTTTTGTTCTGCCCCATGAGCAGAGCTGCTGCTTTATACAGACGATCGGATGTTTTAAATCCGTCCTGCAGCATTTCGTTTAAGGACGAATATTCGCGGACACGTTCTGCTACCGGGATAATATCGGTCTTGCCAATCAGGCAGCATACATTAAATCCTTTTCTGACTGCAGATCGCTGAGAAAGATTGACTATAATCTTTACAACGCTGGTCAGATCTAACGGTTTAAGCGGCATATTAGCCTCCTTTGTCATAATCAGGGCATATCAACATTGCCCGAAAAATCATCTTGATTACTGGAATGCGGAACGGAATCATGCGGCACGGTAAGTGTGACGTGTTCAATCGCCCCCACATTTTCTGTATCAATGTAGAGTTCATTGTAACGCAGCGTCATATCAGACCGCTCCCACCATTGCCCGTTAAAAAGTTCCGGAGCACGCATAATTGCGGGATTCGTTGGGACAAGGCACACATTCTTACTCTCGAGAGTGCGCCGTGTGCTTTCCCACAATACCCCTGCACGGACACGGTCAAGCCATTCATGGCCATCCGCCCCGTAGCACGTCAGCAGTATATCCCAGACCCGTGTTCCGACATGGTCGCAATACACGGTGCCGTCTTCGGTATGATATACCGGCGTTCGATCGTTACCATAACTATCGTCAGCTTCGTGCAGGAACATAAACAGCACGGTATCCGAGATTTTAAAGCCCGGAGCGCCGTCAGTCGGGTACGATACCCGAACCGTAGAGCCTGTCACCGGCTGTTGAAGAATGTCACAAATTGCCGTGCGGAGCAAAGACTGCAGAGTTTTAATTTTCATTCGTCCCATTCCTCCCGAGCATAATTCCGATCATCTTCGTATAGCCGGAATCCTGCCAATTCTCAAGATGCATAATTTTATAAGTATTGCCCGCATACCGTAGGCGCGGCGGCGGGCTGGCGGTTAAATCAAGGTCTATCGGCTTGCGTGTCCAGAATGTGATTGAGCCGGATATCCGGTCGGCTTCCGGAAGCATCTCCAGATCGTCTTTGCCCGTAGCCCTCACGACACCGCTGACCGTTTCCGGCGCGGCTTGTGATACGACATACTCGCCGTCCTGCCACTCGCCCTGATTTTTAACAATCTGGAACGTAGTGACGAAATCCGGATCATCAAGCAGAAACGAAATATCCAGCATACAATCAATCCTTTCTGACTACATAAGTGATAGCCTCCTGCATGGCACCGGTATCGATGAGCGGGCGGCTTGAACCTTTCCGCATGATTGTCCGGGGACTGTTCGGTGCCCAGCCATTGCGCGGATCGGTAAACCATTTCTTGGCGTACGATGCCGCCAGATTACCCGCACTTCGCAAGCCTCGGTCATTCTTAGTCTGCAGATATTGTTTAACACCTGCATTCATAGTGCGGGCAATAACGGCTTTATTAGCTGCGATGGCAGGTTCAAGCACAGGCCGTGGCGGCGAAGCCCACAACGGGGAGCCGTGGGATTGCAAATACAACTCATGTGCTGCGCTGTATTTCATGCCGCTCTCGACGTTCTTATCCATTTCCTGCCGCATGGCTTTTCTGCGGACGCCATGGCTATGCAGGTACAGCAGTTCAGAGCTGGTTACCGATTCGCCGTCACGTGCCGTTCTGTCAGATGGTATACCGACTAATACGCCGATTTTTCCAAGTTCTTTCATGCGGGCTGCCAAATCAAAATTGGCGCGTTGCTTCTTTACTACAGTCAAGCCCATATCATCACCAGATCGTCATACCGCCCATGGCGGCGACTTTTGCCAGCTGGACAAATTGCTGCCCGTATACAGTCTGGGAAAATGTCCCCCAGCCTGCCGATTCACTCGCAACCGAGCCAAAATCATACCCGACAGACATATCTGCAACCGATTTACTCGTGGCGATGCCACGGGATAATCCGGCGTTGATAATCTGCTGCGTACTGGCACCTTCCGGTGTGGACGACTGCAGGTATAGCGTTAAAAAATGGGCAATATATAAACCCATCCCTATTTCCCACATGTTATTCCACCGGTCATACTGTAGACAGTTCATAGCCATTTTGAGCCATGCTTTCCTGACAATCTCCGGCGCGTCTTTAAACTGCGGATACATCGTCAGAAAATCGTCCATTGTATATTCGGGATTATTATCACTGCTCCAAATATTCGACGCAGCAGCGATAATCCCGTATATATTCATCAGTCACCTCTGGCCGCGGTAACGGCTTCAATGAGTTCTGCCTTGGTAGACTTATCGGACAATTCAAGCCCAAGCTTCGTGCCCATTTCGATGAGTTCCGCTTTCGTCATATCGTCCAGCGGATCGGCAGCGGCAGGCTTATCGTCAGGGATTGTGATAATTCCGTCCTGCACAGCCCAGTTAAACATCGGATCGGCTTTAATCCATTCCGGTGCGTCAACCAAATCCATTTCACGGGCGGCGAAAATCGCCCCGGTTTCCGGATTGCGGAAACCCACCCGCTTATGAGCAAAAATAACCATGGTTACCTCCCTGCTTAAATACCGTCACGGTATACAAACGGTTCTGTGTAGTGGACTTTGACCTGACCGACAGCAGAAACATACAAGCTGTCGTAGGATGCATTAGCAACTACCGGCTGCGTCATAGCGCGGGTGAGCGGTACCGGAACATCCATGCCGACAAAGCGTTCTTCATTGACGTAAGCGACCATGCGGTCTTTCTGCCCGACGCCTGCTTTTTCGCACCAGCGGCACTCGCCGATAAACAGGTCAACGCCCTTATTTTTGGCAATGTTATTCTGCTTCAGGTATTCGAGGATGGAAATAGCTCCGTTCACGCCCGCAATGGAAACCATAGTAGTTACCAGATATCCATACTGTGTGGGCGGAATCAGAATATGATTTGGGATTGCATTCTGGTCGTACCCGGAAGCAGCCCAACCCGCCATAATAGCCTCGTTGATATCCGTGAGGATTTCAAGTGGCGTTTTCTTCTTCCATTCAGTAGCGGACGCAGCACCTGTAGCAACAGAAACCGGTGTTACTTTAGACTGGTTTACCAGCCCCTCAGTGCCATAATCTGCATTACCTATGTATGTATTGCTGTCCATGTACTTATCGTAGTCAAGACGGATACCGGTATTATAGATCTGTTCAATGGAGCGTCCGGTTACGGCACCGCGCTGCATATCCACAAATTTAACACCCATTGTAATTTCATAGGGCAACACCTTAAATACGTCTTTACCGACGTTCGCCTGAATTCTGCGGATTGTGTTCTGGATGCCGCCGGTTTCGGAGTTACCGCCGACTGCAGCATAGTCGACATTCATGGCGCTGGTGGATTCTACCCATCCGCCGCCGGACTGAATACTAATATCACGGGGATATGTAGTGCTTGTCAACGGTTCGCGCAGTTTCGGATCGATTTTCTCGAGTTCAGAAACGAGAAAAGACAGTCCGCCGGAAATTGCAGAGCTGTCAAAAGTTGGTACAGCGTTTCCGTACATAGACGGCATAGTGATTTTTCTACCCATAATTAATTATTCCCTCCTAATTACACGCCCTGACGGGTAACGATAACGATTTCAGCAACGTTATTAGCGTCTTTGCCGGTCGCCCACTTTGCATTGGTGAGCTGTACCGTATTAGCTGCATCTGCAGCTGCTGCAAATTCTCCCATTTTATGACCACTTGCGGCTGCTTTGTATACATACACTGCACCGCCCACAGTCGGATTCCCTGCAACACATTCAACCATGACCGCACCGCGTTCGAGAATATCGCAGTTTTCATTGGCTGCATAATATCCGTGATTCTGATCAGGATAAACGAGCGCGGACTTTACACGGCGCATAGCAACGCCTGCAAATGCAGCAGCGGTGCCTGCCCCTGCACCCAGCAGCGTGCAGGTTCCGTCAGCACCGATTTCAACGGCAGCACCGAACGGGATATTCTCAGCACCTTTCCTTACCGGTCTGGTACGGGAAATTTCATCCCCCTGACGGCTAATCTGTCCGGGATACCCGAAATTAAGAGTTTTTCCAATAACTGTTCCTGGCATAATTATTTACCTTCCTTTCTGTAATGAGGATTCATTTTTCTGCAGGCTTCCCCGAAATCGGATGCGTGAGCCACGCCATGGTCTGCAGCTTTTCTATGCAGCATTTTACCGAAAACTGAATTATCTTTTTTCTGCGGTATCAGTGCGCCACGAAGTCCGTCAACGACTTTTTGCCGCTGATCATCCGGCAGTGCCGCGATAGTCGGTTTAATCGCCCTCAGAATAGAACGAGCTACCGCACGGTCAACAGTCGGTTTTTCGTCTTCATCGTCCTCGTCTTCGGTTTTAATATTTTCCGGAGCTTCGGTAACAGACTCCTCGTTATCAATCGGATCTTCATCTTCAGATAATTCTTTTTCAAGATTGTCCAGATCGTCCGGTTTTTCGTCGTTCATACGCGCTTCCAGATCGGCAATGCGCTTCATGAACGGCGCGAGAGCTGCATCAATTGCTTTTTTTACTTCTTCTTCCTGTACGTCTTCATCTTTCACTTCCGGCTTTGCTTTCGGTTTGGTCTCCGGTTTTTCTTCAGGTTCATTCACCGCGTCCATAGCTTCTTTCAAATCTTCCGGCGTGGTATCTTCATCTTTTGCGAAAACCGCCAGCATTCGACTTACAATATTACCTTTTTTACTCATTGTCTTACCTCCGTTTTTAATAACTGGTTTTTCATCCCTGATGGCTACCCGACTACCGGCTCGACCGTTATTCACGACCGCTATATGATTGCAGACAATATTACATTGCTCCAACCCACCGTCGCATTCCCGATAATCACACAAATACCCTGCAGATATTTCACGCTTTCCTGCTTCAATCTCGGATATAAGCGTAGCATCATAGATAATTAAATCGCCGATAATCAAATCGGCATTTTCACCGGCACCCCTACGGACATTCGCACAGGTACCGCGGATATAACCGGTCGCATTTCCCGGTTCTACAAATTCAGCAGGATGATCGTCCGTTACCGGTTTTCCCTCAAAGCTCGCTAAAGTAGACTTCTTAAAGACTTCTTCCGGTTTTCGGTACACTTTCACGATTGAGTTATCGCTCATTCCGACCTCGCTGCCCAGGTAGTCCTGCTCACCCGTCCGAGCAAGCGGGACATTATGACAGATTAAAAAGCCGTCCGTCGTCCTCGTCATGTTGGGCGAAAAGCGGCTTCCGTAATAAGCCTGCATTATATCAGACCTCCTACCATTTTAATAACTGCCGATTTGTTCATACGTGTAATTTTTCCGTTTTTATGTACCGGTACCGTGTCCGGTATTTGTTCCGGCACAATAACCGGCTCCGGCGTACATCGGCAATTAAACGTGCCGCCGGGCGGATATCGACCATAGGGCTTCTGATATCCGGGAAATAACGCCTCCGGATTCGGCGGATCATCCCAAGAGCACAGGACGCCATCCATTTTTTTATGCGCCGATCGGGAGCGTTCATCCCGCACGCTGCGCCAGAAATACCAGTTATGCCCCAGATCCTGACAGTCCGCCTGAATCATAGCTGTGTGATATTTCGCCATTTCCGTGCGGGCAATCAGTTTTGACCGCGCCCGCGTTCGATTCGGAAACAGTTTTAATATTTCCGCTTTGATATCTTCAGGCCTTCGTCCTTTCGCTGCCTGCTCAGCAGCATAATCGCTAACCTGCTCCGCTGTAGATAAAGGCAGTGTTTGGATTAACGCGGCGTTTTCGCGTATCATGTCCTGCACTCGCCTGCCGCGCTCACTGTCCATGAATTTAACCAAGCGCATATACATTTCACGCGTTTTAGAGTTATAGCGTGCAGCCTCACGCCAGTTTCTGCCGACATCGGCAAATAGGCCGGTAATCATGTGACCGGCCAGAGCTTCAGAAAACGCCTTGAATTCCTCGGTTTTTGACCAAGCGTCCATCGCCCGCTTAAATGCGGCATATGAGCTGCAGTCGCGGCATATAAAAAGCGCCTGCTTTAACAGACGCTCCAATGCCCGCTGATACGCCAGCTCAATCCGCCGTCTCGGCTCCCATAGTGGCATATATAACCTCACAATTGATTTATACATTTGATAACAGTATAATATAAACAGAAAAAGTATTAAGGTAAGCGGAGCAATCTGGTCTGTCCGCTTGGAAATTCTGCATTAGTGTACATGCTTGCAGAGCCTTAATGCTTTTCTTTTGCAATTTTGGGAACGTTATTATCCCAACCAGTTAATAAAAATTGGAATTTGTCATCGAAAAACGTGGGAGAAATTACTGCGGTATAGTGTTCTTTTGTTATGTAATACCGTCCCTTATCAGTAACCAATTTACCGGACTCAATTAAATTAGGGAGTTGTTGTAAAAAATGTTCAATATCTACCCCTTGGCTCGCTCTTTCGGTAATAATATGCTTAAGACCCATGGAATTATCACCCCACGGGAGTGATATTCCACCAATATCCTGACGTGTAAACGCGTTAGGAATATATCCAGATTTAACTTCAATTAATTTATTAATAGCCGCAATTCCAGAATAATCCCCTGTAATAGCCGCCCCAATCTGTGTATTATACGCGTCCTCCTTCGATAGCCGTGACTTTTTGTTTTTCTTACCATTTTCGCCACCAGTAAACTTCCCATCATCACTTCTCGGATGTTTACTTTCCTCAAAATCGGCATCCTGCGTTTCTACCGATGGCATGCCGGGTATATCCATCTCGCCCGCCGCTTCCGGCTGGTCACTGGCTGCTTCGATTTGCTCATCGGTAATATTCGTCCACATACCGGTCAGCTTGCTTGACCCTTGTAATTCACGGAGTGCGGTTTTTTCAGACACCAGCCCTGCGGTATATGCCTGCACCACCGCTGCCGTCTGCTGACTGCCAAGGCTCTGTTTTTCGTTATTACTCGGTCTGCGTACCGGATTAAATATATAATCCAGATCGTCAGGCACGGCACCCAGCGCAGACATGCAAACGATAGGCAGCAGTTTATCTAATACCGGACGAAGCTGGGATTCCTGCGACTGCTCAATCGTGTCATAGTAATTATCCATATCGGCATCGCCAGTGGAGTTCATACCGGCAGGAGAGCGTCCGAACAGCTTTGTGACAGGGATCCCGCACGCCCCAGACACGTCCATCATGAACCTGTCATAGACTTCACCCACCCCAGAAAATGTATATTGATGTGATTCATAAGAATCATCCTTGCCGAGAATCTGAATGCCGTTATTGTTCAGCATCATATTTAAACCCTCGAGCGTATTATACAGGGCTTCCTGCTGCTTTCCGCTGCCATACGCCATCAGCTGCTCCATACCATCCATTTTCATGACACGGATATTGGCCATAAACGTCAACAGTGCTATATTCCACGACACGTTATCACGCTTTTTCAGTTCCGAAAAAACATGTTCCATCTCAGACGTACCCCAGTAATTCTCCGCGAGTTTTTCAAGATATGGCATTTCGCGCCCAGTAAATCTGCAGACACGGCTATTATGTAATCGTATCACGCCCTGCCCTTCCGGCAGCGTGACCTCATAATATTCCGGCAGCCCGAAATCCGGATCAGTTATATCGGTGATCAAATCCGCGCTGGGCTGTATACCAGACCAGCGATCCATAATCAGCAGTCCTTTAAACGCACCCGGCATTACACGATCCAGATCCAACGGTTCATCCATGCGATCAGCTTCGCCGTCAATCATAATAATACCTGCAGCTCCACCATACAGCCGTCCCCAGTATAACCCGTTTAATATTTTCGAGTGTAGGCGCGTCTGACGAATAATTTTTGATATTTTCTGTATCTGGTCGGGATTGATATCAGACTGGAAATCATAACCATTCTTCATCATATCTTGCGGGATTGTATTAATAATTTTCTGTACCACCCAATGTGACCGATACAGAGAGTTCAACACCTGCCAGTTCTGTGTAAACCTCGTAAGCGGATATTCTGTCGCTTCGAGCAGGTTCGGCATCCCCGCACCGCTCCGGGCAAGCGGATTCACAAACTCATCGAGCGTGAGCTTCCGTTCCACATTCTGCCCGGCGTCATTCGTCAATCGGCGAGCTTTACTTTTCTTCTTCATAAGCAGACAGCCTCCAACTTTTAATCATAGTTTTTACGCAATACCGCATAGCATCGCACGCATGGTCTGATTGTTTAACAGGTTTCTCCTGCCCGTGATTTAATGCGGCTTTTTCGTCCCAAACGTAGGACGCCAACTCATCTCGCATATTCCGGCATTGTTCGTGGATATGCAGATGCTGCGTCCGAAACAGCATGGCCACCATACGGATTCCGTCATTCACGTCATTATCCGCGTCTTTTACACGATACCCAGCCTGCCGCAGCAGCACTTTAAAGCTGGCAGCGGACGGGTCGATAATCACATAGTCGGGATCTTCGTCGCCGACAAACCGCTTGAAATCTTCCAAGTATTCGGCATCAGATTTTTGTTGCCCTTCTTTGCGGGAATCATAGTAATACTCCTTATCTAACCACAGGTCAGTACCATCATCATAAATATCTAAAAAAACCATGGGATTTATAGTCCCATAGTCTATGGATATATATCGCCGACTGCGGCCTTGCAGCCCTTCCGGACGGGTATCATCATTGTATAAATTGGCGTCCGTGAACATGTCATATATAACGCCCTCGGCAATAACCCACAGCCCAAGAATCATCCGCTTATACCAAATACCCTGATACAATCTGCGATAACGCTCTTTAACCTCTTCGGTGAGTGATAAGTTATCATCCAGCGTAAAGTGCAGGTGCAGGATTCGTTTTTCGTCGGCCTGATCAATGTAATCTGTTTTGATGTAGTGATATGGAGATTCCGGATTGCAATTCATCCAGATTTTGGACTGCGGCACACTGCAACGTCCAATCATCTGCTCAATAAACGACCGCGGAAACAATGCCGCTTCATCCGCCAGAGCTCCGGCAGCAGTTAAACCTTGGATAACATCCTGACTGGCTTCATTGCTTGCCCCAAAGCAGTAATATGTATTACTGCCTATCGTTACATAATTCTCCGATCGATTATAAGTGTACGGAATCTGCATCGAGTGCAGAATTTGAAACATCGGGCGAAGCAGATTACGTTTTAACGCCCCGGAAGAACGTCCCGCAACAATAAACGCTTGCCCCTCAAATTGCGTAAGCGACCAGAGCAGGAATGCATTCACCATAGCAATTGTCTTTCCGGAACGAATTGAGCCGTCCGCAATCACCAGATCATAATCGGCATATGGTGAATTTCCCTGCATCCACCACGACAACAGCTGTTTTTGCTTTCGGGAAAACGGAAGAAATTGAAACGATGCACCCCTATCAATTACCGCCATTATTCCACACCTCCGACGTTCCAGCCTGTAACGCATTTATATAGCCCGCCAGATCGGGCTTGCCATCTGCAGACCCCAGACGTTTAATATTCTGTATTTCTGCCCGCATCTTATCAATGCGAGTAATACGTTCCTCATTCTCCGGAGATTCCGGGAGCATATCCTCATATATTCTTAGCATATGTGATAGTGTAGCCATTGCTCTGGCTTGTGTATTCAAAAACGACTGCCATTTATCAAAGACCAATACTTTCTCGGTATGCGTTGATACGGTCACTACCCGCTTACCGGTCGTATCCGTACTTACAGTTTTATCCGTAGTAGTGACTTCCGTATCTCCTTGTCGGATAAATTCAATCATCGCCTGCCACGACGTCATGATCGCGACGAATTTCAAGCTAATCAACATCCACTGTATATCAAGCGGAGATACTCCCCGCAATTCAGCGGCAGCCTTGAGCGTTTCCGGCGTTAAATATTGACTGTACAGATTGTGCCGCAGATTACGTCCTGATAATACCGGTTTCTTATGCGGCTCGCCCCGCCACTTCCGTATCCATCCATAGACTGTATTTTTCGATAATCCGTATTTACTTGCGATTTGGGCACAGGCAATACCTCGCTTGAAATCGTTATAAGCAGCATTATATATTTCCTCATTCCGCCGCGGCATCACCTCACCTCCGCATAGAAAAAGCACCCCGATCGAGGGTGCTTAATGTAAATTACAAGTCTGTATAATCAATTATTTCATCGCCACGGTGTAATTTAACATCTGCGGCAGTGCCTACCTGATTAATATATCGTTTAACGATCACATCACAGTACACCGGATCGAGCTCTATTGCCCGGCATTTACGTCCCGTTTGCTCACAAGCTATCAGCGTACTGCCCGATCCGCAGAACGGTTCTAATACGATTTCACCCTTGCGGCTTGAATTCAAAATTGCACGCGTGCAGAGTGCAATCAGCTTCATTGTCGGGTGATCTTCCGACCTCGTCGGTTTCGGTATCCGCCAGATTGTAGTATCAGCGTCAGTGCCGGAATCAACCACATCATAACTTGGTACTTTAATATTGATATCCTGCATATCAGTCTTGAAATTCAGCACATAACCATCATCCGTTTCCGTAATAGACAGCGGCAGATGTTCATCAATCACAGTAGATTTATTTCGCCCACCGTAAAATTTATGCGAACCATCCGGCTTCCATCCGTACAATATCGGTTCGTGCTGCCATTGATAATCCTGGCGACCAAGAACGATTGTATTTTTTACCCAAATTAAGCACTGTTTTAAGAGCAGCCCTGCATCCCTGACGGCCTGCCGGAAGATATGCCCGGAGCTGTCCGCATGGCATATGTAATACGCCCCGCCATTCTTGAGTACTGCCGCCATGGCGACAAATGCCTCTGATAAAAACAGCCGGAATTCATCTTCATCCATCTTATCATTCTGTATGGTGAGGTGATCTTTAGTCTTGCCGACATATTCCACATTGTACGGCGGATCGGTAAATACCATATCCGCCAGCTGCCCATCCATAACGGTTTTAACATCATCCGGATTAGTAGAATCCCCGCATATCAATCGATGGTCGCCCAATTCCCAGATGTCGCCCGGCTGCGTCACCGGTTCTTTAATATCTGCAGCTTCCGCTTCGGCATCAAAATCATCCTCACCGACGCCCGCACCGGCAGCCGCCGATTCCGCCTCACCGATAAGCCGGTCAATATCACTGTCAGAGTAGCCGGTGACGTCCGCAAAATCGCCTGTATCCGCCAACAACTGTCCCAGCAGATCATTATCAATATTCGATAATTCCGCAATACGATTATCCGCAATCAAATCTGCATATTCCGCCGCTTCCGATTCATATTCCTGCACATCCACAGGCACATCCGTCAGACCTAAGGATAATGCAGCCAGCAAACGGCCATGACCACGGACAACGAACCCGGAACGCTTAGAAATAGTAATCGGAGCACGCCAGCCCTGCGTCTGTATGATTTTTGCCAACAGAGCAATCTGCTTATCGCTGTGCTGATTCGGATTTCGCGGATTCGGCACCAGCGTCTCAGGATCGCGCATGTCTACATACGCACAATAAACCGGTATCATAACTTACCTCACGCACAATGTAAAAAGCGCACCGTGGGAAAGTCAGTGCGCTTTTTACTTAATTAAGGAGGAGATGAATCATGGAAACATTCAGGAGTATTATTTCTTCATCTTCACGCTACCATAATATCACATTTCGATGTACTTTTTTGTACTTTTTTGTACTAAACTCATTTAAAACTGTAAAAGTTCCGGCGGAACAACACGGGATAAATGCACCAGAGAATCATCTTTACGCTTGTTCAGCGGCGTCCTTGCATAATTCATAGCCCGCATAATCTCATCCCATGACTGATCTAAGATATACCAGCGGAGCAAAACCGAATACGACACATTATCCGTTTCATAGGCAATGATATCCAGCGCCCGCGCCCGATATCGCAATGATTCCGCTATCCTTTCCTGTACCAGTTGTTCATAATGTTCAATACTGATAAACAGATCAGACGTATCTTTCTGATTCGATGACTGCACCCGTTCCGTTAAAGCCGGAGATGATATCAATTCCGCATCCGCCCGGCACTGCTTTAACTCATCCTCCAGAGCAGATAACCGGTAACGCTGCCCGCGTACACGTTCCAAAAAACTGCATACATCCATCATTATTTCCTCGGATTGATTTTCTTTCCGGCGGCCGCCTGCTTGAGCCACTCATTAAACTGCAAACATTTAGCCATATCCCGTTCATACGGCTCGCCCGGTTTCTTCCCTGCACGGCAGAAATATTTAAACATATTTCCTTTGAGCCAGCCGCGAAATTCTTCCGACGTGAGAATATCCTGCAACATTTCCACAGGCTGCAGCCTTGCGCCGTCTACCTGATAATGAGTAGCCGTAGCAGCAGTGCCGTCAGACTGATCACGGGTAACTGTATTGGTACATTTCCGTATATCCGCCGAAATTTCCTGCAATTTACGCAATACCACGAACGCGCTAATCGGCAAGTCATGCGCTTCACGATGCTCTACATAAAGAGCCAGGATATGTAACCGTTTCAAAACTTCATTCAAATCCATCATTCTGCCTCCTGATCTAAAATCTGCATTTCAGCCAAGTTTGCCGCGGCTTGATATACTTTCGCATGTTTAGTGTTCGTACCATGTGTTTCTTCGACCTTTTCTCTAAATTCTTCTATTGTCCCACTAAAACACCCGCATTTAACAGATATACCGCCGTCTTTATCCTTAAAAAACGTTGTGAAATCGGAGCGGCTGCCAATTCTGCCAATAAGCATACAATCTGCATTACCAGCCACCTCTGCATTACCAGTCACCTCTGCATTACCAGTCACCCTTGCATTTCCAGTCACCCTTGCATTACCAGTCACCTCTGCATTACCAGTCACCTCTGCATTACCAGTCACCCATGCATTTCCAGTCACCCTTGCATTTCCAGTCACCCATGCATTTCCAGTCACCCATGCATTTCCAGTCACCCTTGCATTTCCAGTCACCCTTGCATTTCCAGTCACCCATGCATTTCCAGTCACCCATGCATTTCCAGTCACCCTTGCATTTCCAGTCACCCTTGCATTTCCAGTCACCCATGCATTTCCATCGTGGCTCAAATTCTTTTCGCTTTCAATAAATCCGCCGATTTCGCCTTTCACAACAAATCCAAAACTAATTAAAGCACGGATTCTTTTAAGCGTTACGCCTGCTATAACCTTAGTTTCTCCTGTGAATTCATACTTTTTCATAATACATTCTCCTGATTTTCAAACTCATTGATTACCGAGTAAATTAAATCTTCCGCTTTTATCAAATCGCAGACGATATACAGCTTCTGTCCCCGCATACCCTGACGCTCATAATCCTTGCGCGCCTTATCAATTATTTCTGCAGCCTTTTGCAAACTATCAATATCCATCATGCATATACCTCCATAGACTAACCAACAAATGATACATACCATCGCCCCAGCGTTCCCAGAATTCTGACATATACTGCCGGAACGTTTTTTCATCCGGCCACGTCGTATTACCGCATACCGGACTGAAATTATACGGCCAGCCAAACCTGCATAAGCCATATTCGTGATTTTCTGCAATCAGTGTCCCGCACCCACGAAGCAGAAACAGATCCTCAAACATTTCCCTGTTCCGCTTCCTTGCAAGGTCTAACAGTTCCGTCCAACACCTCCAATCAGATGCACCATACGGGTCAACAATAATATCAGAAGCCATTTTCTGAAGCGTCGGACTGAGTGTTCGCCTTGCGTTCATCTCACATGCCCGAACCATAACAAATTTGATATGATTAGATAACACTTATGTTATACTCCCCTGTGAATAACTCATGTTAGCCTGTGAATAACTTAGGTAACCCACACCATGAGGGTTACCTTTTGGTGTTCCCAGAACGCCGATAAAATCTAACATTCTAACCTGTGAATAAGTGGTAACCCGTAATTTCAAAAATACATATTGCTTTTTTAAGACCTCTTTTTAACAGCCCTTTTTAAGCCTTAGTAGCATGCGTACATATGTATATATGTATATGTACGGGTTACGGGTTACTTATATTGTATTTATACAGGCATTATCGGATTTCATTGAGGTCACCCTTTGGTAACCCATTGGGTAACCCAAGTAACCCATTCACTCCGGATCAACAATCGGGATAGCCCTAATTACCTTACCTTGGTATTTGACTTGACGAGTTGTGCGCATATTCCGATCGGGATCGTTTTTCGCGCTTGTTTGTATGCGCCCAATAAGAACCAATTCGCGAAGGGATTTTTCGTAGCTGAGTCCTTCGTTTTCCATAGCCTTGCGCAAATGCGCAGGGAAAACATATGTCGCATTACCACGAACGAAACCGTAGAGCGGCGACTGCATACGGATGTCTGACGTCATAAACTCCCGATCGAAGTGATTCGGATTGGACACGATCCAACTTTGAATAAATTCCCACGCCTGATCCGGATCGGACATTGCCCGCGATGTCGGAAGCGATTTAAACACCTCGGACGACAGATACTCCGCTTGCCGGATAGCTTCCACTTCGGATATGTTCCAAAGCCACATACTGGCTAAGACGTCCGCAGTTAAAATTACCGCCATGGCGTCCACGTGTGATGATGCGTATGCCAGATACGGACGCCCGAGGGCTTCGTGCAGGCGTGTCCAGATATCATGTGCCTGTGCCTTACCGGCAAGCAGCCGCCGAATATATTCAGCCCCCGCCCATCCATAATCCTGCATTTGATGGACACGTTTTGCCAGATCGTCCGGCATGACCGGATAGGTATTAATTTCCAGGATACGGTTTTTTACTCCCCGCACAGAGGTTTCCCGGGTAAGCGGTTCTTCGCCGTTGGCCATGCCGATCGTCCGCCATGAGGACGTTTTTTGCAGGCCGGTTTTGCTGGCACGGCCTTTACCTTTGCCTCCCTCAAGCATGTAGACGATGTACTCCAGATATTCCTGTTTTTCCCGCCCCTGCCCTGCGACCTGCCGTTCATTGATGGCGGCCGGAAAATCGGAAAGCATAGATAATCGACGCTCCAGTCCGGCTTTAGTGGTTAAGAATGACGTCATAAGCTGGTCCGGATTGCCCCAGACAGACAGTGCGGCTTTCATCGCAGCTGTTTTCCCGCCGCCGGACGTCCCCCAAAAATAGAGCATGAAATTGCGCTGGTGGAACATATATAGCAACGGCGCTGCCATCGATGCTGCCAGAATAAGCCTCGAAAAAACATATTTTCGGACTTCCGTAGCGGTCTGCATCCAGCCCTGCATCGTTCCGGACACCTGCATAGCGTCGGTGATATCTCCTTCGTCGTCCATTTCTATTGCATATTTTGATATGGACGGCAGCACGAATTCATCACCGTAATGACGCCAGCCCAGATTAGCCACAGAATATTTCAGCGGAATTCGCTCCGGATTCACCGATTCCAATTGCTGTAAGAATTTGACAAGATGTTTTGCCGTCTCTGACGATACATTCAGCCCGTAATCAGACAGTTTGACAATCGATCGGGCGGAATAGACCACAGACCGCTGCTGCAGTATCGTGCGCCATGAATCGAAGTATTTAAAGCTGAGTTCCAGCTTTTCCTCGGACGTATCCATGTTATATACGCGTCCGGTAATGACTACCGGTGTTCCGGATGCAGGATATCTGAGTATTTCGCCATCCATCCGCTGCTTATATTCCATCACCCCGGTTTGGTCGAACGAAAAACCGGCGGGTATGATGAGGTCAATGGGACAATCAGAAACGAGCTGTGCCGTCGATTTTAAGGCCTTGCGCCCGTCGGATGGTATAGATGTACCCCCTGACGATTTGGACGCGATTTTGAGCCGGTTTTGGCGTTCTTTGGCGATTGATTTATTCAGGTCACCAAGATTAACTGTCCCCTGCAGCTTAGCTTTGAAACGTGCAAATTCAATGGGTGCCTGCTGCTGCACCGTTGCTAGTGCACCGATCACCTCCGGCGTAAATACCGTGTCCGGCGTCGGATTTGATACCGCCCGCACCTTTGCGATTGCCTGCGGCAGTTTCGCCAGCGACCACCCGGACGGACATTTTACAGGACAGGAGTCACAGTACCGGAATCCCAGCGTATGCTGTATGTAGTCACAGGTAGTCGGTGACATATTGTCCAATACCTCGGCGATTTTTCGGTCGGTATCTGCAGATTTATACCGCTTTGCATCGATTTTTGACAATTCGTGGCACGCTTCGATACCGTCAGACGCCCGCGCCAGATTCGATAATGCAGCTACCCACTCCTCGTATGTGATTTTCGATGCGTCCAGCTGGCAATGCTGCAAGAATTTACAATTCGCAATCATGCCCGCCGCGTTGCCGTCTGTAGGATTCCGCTTAAATTTCGGTTCCCGAATTTCGGCGGCAGGTTCCGGCACGGCCACATCCAGAGCCGTGAAAACGGATAAATCATAACGGACATCCGATGATTCGACAATTTCACACTTGACCGGCTCCATCGGATTTTTGAAATTCCACGTTCCCGGCACCCGCAGAATGCGGGATGGATCAGCCGTGGAATCTACCGTCCAGCTGCGGGCAGCAGCGTTGTTTTTACAGACCTGCTGTATTTTGCGGAGTGCTAGTTTCACATTATCCCGTGTTTCCGCCGTGAGCATAGCCGGCTGTGTTAAGAGCCAGTATGCATGCAGACCGTGTCCGCTGCTGACGATCACGGACGGCGGAATATCGGCCGGTAGTATAAGTTCTGCATATTCAATATTCGGCGGTAACTTCTGCGATGCATGAGCGTTATCATCCGCGATATCGATGTCAACCCACAAGCAGCCGAGGGCGGAAATATTGTCCGCAGTTGACCGCTTATTTTCCGCAACCGGAGCCGGAGTGCAGCCGAGCGAAAAATAGACATCAAAACCGTCGTCTGTCAGCCGCTGCGATAACTGCGTCACCGCCTCCGGCATGTCCGGATTGACCGGGATGGGATATGACCGCTTATGCTGTAGCGTCCACAGATATATCCATCCCGGACAGTTCCGGAACAATTCCGCAAAAAATGATTTAATATCCATAATGTTCCCCGCTTAATATGCGCTCCGCATCGGAAATCGACCGCGCAACGCCGCAATAACAATGATTCTGCGCCATCCATTCCAGCGTAAGCCGCTGTTTCCGACGCAGTCCGCCGTGCGGTGTTTTGATTTCAAGCGCGCAAAACACCGCGAGTTTCATGCCGACCATCTCCGGCGTTATTGTGATTTCCCGGAATCCGAACAGATCCGGGAACCCGCCAGGAAGTCCCGTAGAAAATGGATGCGGATGTAAGATCCGCAGACAGTCGGGGCTCTCCCGAATAATCGTTTTTCCCGTCCATCCCGAGCCGACATTTGCCCGGAAAAACGTTCCGAGCTGATTTCGTGATAGATGAACGCGTATTTCATTTTGAAGCTCATGTTCAAGCATATAAATTCACCTCATTTTTATCCGGATTGCCGGATGCCCTTAATTTCCATCATCCGGCGTACCCATCCGAATTTGTAACCTCGTTTGACGGCAATATTTTCAAGATCCGCACGGCTTCGCGCCCGTCCGACTTCCTGCCTGCGCCGGCGTTTTTCTATGATTTCAAGACTTTCAACTTTTGCAAGCAGTCCATCCTGCGACGTAACCTCATGCTCCTGAATCTCCGGGCAATAGCCGCAGTATGGGCAGGTGCGCGTCGGCGTATTCCAGACCTGAAAACATTTCATGCATTGATGCAGCGTGAGTATTCGGTTTTGTTTTTTCTTGGCTTTTGATTCCAGCGACCAATCCTGCGGTGCATTCGGTAGCCCGTGCCGGAAACAGTTTCCGACGTGGTCTATAATGACCGCCCGCTTATTCGGATTATCCGGATCGGGTCGCAGCGGGCGCATAGATTGCTGAATGAATAATGTCAGTGACGCCGTCGGACGAGCAAGAATAACCGCGTCCATCCCCGGCACGTCAAATCCCTCGCCCAGAAGATCGACGTTGCATAAAACCCGGAGTTTTTTACTGCGGAAATCGGAAATAATTTGATCCCGTTCTGTTCGTGGTGTTTCGCCGTCCACATGAGCCGCAGGTATTCCCGCCGCGCGGAACTCCCGCGATACATGCTCTGAATGAGCCCGGCTGACGCAGTAGCAAACGGACTGACGGCCGTCGGCCAATTTCCTGTAATTCTTGACGATATCGCCGATAATATCTATATTATCAACCACGGCGGACAACTCTGATTTGACATAATCACCGAACCGGATATGCACCATTTTTAAATCGGCCTTGAGCGGCGGCGCGTAATAGTCATACGGTGTGAGCGAATGCCGGCTGATTAAATCATCAACCGACGGACCGATAACGAGTGAGTGAAAAATATCACCCAATCCGTTACCATCCAGCCGTGCAGGCGTTGCCGTGACACCCAGCGTGAGAGCTTCCGGAAACGCGTTAATGATTTTTCGCCATGTTCCGGCTGTAGCGTGATGCGCCTCGTCAATGATAATAAAATCCGGTGCTTGGATTTTATCCAGCCGCCGTGCAACGGTCTGCGTACTTCCAATTTGCACACTTGCGGCATAGTCACAGGCCGCTCCGGCAGATATGATCCCATGATTAATACCCATAGCCGAGAACGTCCGATCGGACTGGTCAATAAGTTCCCGCCGGTGCACAAGAAACAGAACCCGCTTACCGATGAGTGCTGTTTTCCCGGCCATCCAGCCCACCATAACCGTCTTGCCTGCTCCGCAGGGAGCCACGGCACAGACGGACGGGGAACCGGCGGTGTATTCGGCGGCAATACGGTCAATTAGTGTTTGCTGATAATCCCGCAGGGCAATCATTTATCGCGCCCACGGAACACCGACCGGAGCCTGCGGCATGCCGGGGAGCTGTCCCTGCTGTGGAGCAGGCTGCTGATACGGCACGGCTGGTTGAGTATATGCCGGAGCCGGTGCTGCCGCTGTCGGCTGCTGCTGATACGCCGGTGCCTGAGCGACCTGATCGGCGCGTGTCTCCACAAAATCTACAGCTGATAATACGGCATTCATCGACGCCTTGGCTTCGCCGTTGCCATCAATATATCCGGAAACTTCCAGATTCTGTACGTGAGCGACAATCCGGTTTCCTTTTGTAAAATACTGCATAATCACATCGCCGCGGCGTCCGAATACTGAAACATTCACGAATGTCGCCGCCCGATCCTTGCCGTTATCACATGCCATAGAGAACCTGACATATGCATCTCCGCCATTCCTCGGTGTAACATGCTCCGGTTCCCTTGTTAATCTTCCGTAGAGTGTAGCTGTTATCATAATTCATTCCTCCTGTTAAAATATAATTTCGCCGTCTTTGACTTCCGCAATTTGCGCGAAGCCGTTCCGGCTTAAATAATCCGTGATTTCCTTATCGATCGCCGCCAGATCGTCCGCCGTAATATCGGCGGCGGTCTTGCCGGACGATTTCATTCGCTCCGATAGATACGCATCCAACGACCCTGACGCGTCCCACTTCGTGTCATGCCAGATTCGAGACAATCGTTTTTTGTAAATATCCACCGCCGACAGCATGGCTGACGGTTTCGGCTGTGGCTTTGGTTCCGGTGTATTATTCACCGGCTGCGGCTGGGATGCCGCGAGTGCGGGAGATTCTCCGACTGTCAGCCAGTGCAGTAATGCTTTTCCGCACTCTGCCGACGGGGTGAAATACTGCCCGTCAAACATATTTGTACGGTCTTTGCTGACTGTTGCGATGTGATTCTGGCTGAGATCGAAAACCGTCGTAAATTCATATTCGATCCCGTCGCGCTGGATCGGTGCCATGCCGACCTTTTGTATTTGCTTTTTCCCGTTGACTTCGGTCTGGATATATTCCGTTTTCGCCCGCATCGTCGCTATTACATGTAACGGGCTATGCAGTATGGTTTCGACTAACTGGTTGTGTAACGGCGTTATTTCCCGCCATGCCGCCCAGCTGTTTCCGCGATATTTGCTTTCTGTAGCTTTACCCTGCTGGTCAAGCAGACCGCCTTCGCCGCTCCACGCATGCGATAAGCTGTCGATGATAATTAACTCAAATCCGGCATTTTCTGCGGTGTGAATCGCCTCTATATATTTCTGTGGGGAATATGGTGGATTTATTGTGACCGTTGAGTAATCACCCAGGTCTGCATATAAATCTGCAGATCCGGATTCTGTGTCAATCACCGCCACCTTGCTCATCGGCACAATGCCGCTGGCGATGAGCAAAGCAGAATATGTTTTCCCCGCTCCGGAAGCTCCGGAAATTGCCAGCCGGAGCTTCGCTTTGCTTCGTTTTGCTTTTTTAAATTCAATCATTTTTATCCCTCCCTGATTTCCGTATCGTATTTAATATTTGCCGGCATTTCGTATAAGAAATCCTGCATGCTTTGATAATCCAATTCGTTCTGCAGTGAAATAGTAAGAACCATTGTCCGTGGCCATCCGGTCGTCTGCGGAATCGGCGGCGGAGCGATTGTCGGCGGTACCGGATCAGAAACCGGAGCCGTAGCAGTGCGGGCGGCAGCTTCAATTTCAGATTGACGCTCTGCGGCCTGCCGGATAAACCCTTTGATCTCTGCATTCGGTTTTTCAAGCACGGCGTCCGTTAATATATCCGGCGTAAGCGGTGTCGCCAGATTATACTCTGCATTAACCGTATTAATATAGGCTGTTCCCATTTCACGGCGGGTTTCTTTGAGTTCCGCCAGATTATCTGCCGTAACTTGCTGGGAATACAAATCCGACACGACATGGTCTATATCAATGCAGGTCTCCGACCACTTTGCTGTTTTATTAAACCAGCGTTCCGGAATTTCAAATAACCGGTATTCCTCCCGCAAGCCTGCGGTGTCGGCTTTTGCCGTAAATTCCCTGCCGATCGCCGCCTGCAATTCATCCCGGCGTTTATTTTCGTACACGTCCAGCTGCTCTTTTAGCGGAGCTTCTACACTGTTGACGATCGCCAACAGGTTCTTACATTGCCGGGCGAAATCATCGACTGGCTTTTTTAATTGCCGCTTGCCATTGATTTCAAACTTCTGGATACCTGTCCGGATTGATACGACTTCCCGAAGAGTTTTCTCCATGTCCTTCTGGTTTTCGTCCGTAACGACCAAACCTGTATATTTCTCGACGAGGTTTGACAGATACGCCTCGACGTCTTCAAAATTCGTTTTAACTGGTAATACTTCCGAAATGATTTTCGGTTCTACCGCCGGAATAATAATTGCTTCTGCTTCAATTGTTTTCATGTTTGTCCTCCCGAATGTGTTATAATAATTTGTGAGAATGTGCCAGCTTTAGCTGGTAGCCATCGGATATTGCAGTATCCGGTGGCTTTTTTATTACTGTAATAATCATCTTTTTATATAGACCTCCTTATCCCTGCGCCCGAATTGAATGGCCGCATCGTAGTCCTTCATGAAGATGTCGATGCAGTTATCGATCCCGCATCGGTCATTTACGACGTACTCTATACCGTCAATCACAATGACCGTTCCAAATGGCAAGAAATTACAAGCTACACCGCCGACGTGGACGCGTTCGCCATTAGCGGTGATAGTGCCGCAATCGTAGGGCGTGTATGCGCTACATTCCGACGTAATCCACTCGGAGTGTGCCGGAAATACCCCGGAAATTCCGATTAGAAAAGCCAATATTAGTTTTCTCCTCATTCCCTCGCCTCCTTCACCCTAATTACAACGATTGTTCCCGGCTGCAGATCTCCCGGATTTGTTATTTTGTTATCCTTGAGTGCCTGCCAGACCAGTTTTCTCATGTCCTCCTTATCCGTGGTGATTCTTGCGCAGATCGCCCAGAGCGTATCACCCGGCTTTACTTCCGCCTGATATTCAATCAAGCGCGTTTCCGGTGCCGTCGCATACTGATATGTTCCGGCTGTAATTCCGATAACCACGGCGGCGGCCATTAGTACCCGACCCCATCTAATTCTGCGTTTTCGCACTTGTAATACCTCCTCCTGCACGGTATGATTCCACTGCCCTGCGGACATCCTGTAATGTGACTGCTGCCATCCTTGCTAATGTTTGCTGGTCTATGTAATAGTCCCAGCGTTTCGCGCCGTCACGGCGGATAGCCCAGCCGAGGTCTGTCTTATCTTGCCTGAGCGACCAGCGCAGGAAGTCCGCTGAAATGCCGAGCAGACGAGCCGCAACAACAACCGGTATTTTCATAAATTTTCACCTCCTTTGCGTAGACTATTAATCTACTTTTTAATTAAAAAAAATAGTGTCTCTTTCTTCAGGCGAAAGCCGCAGTAAATTACTAATTGCTTTCACCTCAGATGTTTTAAATTCAGAGTTTCCGTTAATTTTGTTCAGCAATCCCTGATACGTCAAGGATAAGAAGTCGGCTACATAGGACAGCTTATAGCCTGACGCATTTAATTTTTCTCTTAATTTCTCGATATCAGTCATTTTTTTTACACCTCCTCTCGGTAGACCTGAAATCTACACCGCTATAATACCATCGAGTGGATTATAAGTCAACTTTTTTTTACATTTTTATCAAAATTTATTGAATGACAGTCTACATTTTGATACAATGTAATTGCTGGAGGTGAGATAAATGAACGACAATAAAAAAGTTTTTCTCAAGCATCTCGGACGACGAATTCGACTATGCAGAGAGAATATGAGTATGTCTCAAGAAACGCTGGCAAAACTGCTGGGATATAAATCGAAATCATCAATTAACAAGATGGAATCCGGTATTAATGACATCCCACAATCCACATTAAAACAAATTGCCGACATCCTGCATACAACGCCTACATTTTTAATCGACGGCGACACCCCCGATTCTGCAAAACCAATTTACCTCCATGATTTACTCGAATCCTCGCAAGTGATGTTTTTTAGTAAAAATGGCAAGCCGATATCCGAGCAAGCTCGGAATGAAATCAAAAACTATATTGAGTATGTATTATCAAAGGAATCTGAAGAGAAATGAAACGAATGCTACCGGTCGTTCTGGATATAATTAAAAAATACGGGACTAATAACCCAAATGAAATCGCTGCAGCTATGCATATATCTGTAAAGAAAGCACCGCTGCCCGATGAAATCGGCGGCTTTTTCTTGAAAGCATTGACTGTGAAAGAAATATTTATAAACGAAAAAGACGACTATAATTCTCAGAACGTAGCACTCGCCCACGAAATCGGACATATTATCCTGCATCGTGCGGGAGATCAGTTATTCGCTGTCCATCCGTTGAAAAAGCATACTGCCCGCAAGCAGGAATATGAAGCGAATAAGTTCGCATTCTTACTGATAGCCCATACCTGTCTCCGGAATAATATTCAAATGATAGACGGCATTCAAGGTGAAAAATTATTGACATTCGACGGCGTACTTGAATTATTAGATATATTCAAGAATTATAGTTGCTATCAAGAGGTGCCGAAATGAAGAAATTTATTATTTGGTTTTTTGTGATTGCCTTATGCCTAAGCAATGAAGTGTTTCTCAGTATTGGATTAATATATCTCTGTTACAAGCTCTATAAAAAATATTTCAATGAACGTGTAAATGCATTTATCAGCGGCCACAGTGCTGATCCACAGCCCAGCATGCAGGAAATAAGAAATCGGATTGCCCCGACGATCTATAAATACTTGACACCGTATACCATGGCATGGAAAACGTGGCCAACGAAAATCACATTAACAAAATATGATTATGCGTCAATTCGCAATTTAACAGAAAAAGAAACTACAATTGACATGAATGAAATAACAGAAGAGCAATTCAATCAAATAATAGACGAACAATTGAACAATGCTGCTAATGCTTTATTTTGTAAAAATTTTGACGTTAAGATTCATGAATTCGCATTGCCGAATTACATTGTAATAAATAAAACCGCTCTTATAAAAACATATTATGAAACTTTCGGAATGAATAAATTTTATATTCCACATCTTATGAATTACTCGAAAAAATATCAGTTCCCGCTTGAAGAAAATGAAATCATTACTGAATTAACAGCAATCAATCGTCGTATTGCAATAGAAAAACGATCTGCAGCCATAAAGAATTCCATAATAACAAATCGCCCTATTATCTCTAATGTAGATATTCATTACATAGATTCATTGGATGGTGTAGCATTCGAAAAAATCCTCGGTAAAATATTTGAATCTATGGGATATTCTGTTCAGTTCACGAAAACATCCGGAGATCAGGGTGCAGACTTACTTTTATCAAAAGGTGATGAATTGAAAATCGTGCAGGCGAAGTGTTACAAAGACAATGTGTCGAATAGCGCCATACAGGAAGCAGTGGCGGCAAAAGCATTTTATAAATACGATCTGGCGACAGTAGTCACAAATAGTCATTTTACGCAGGGAGCAATTGATTTAGCGGAAGCAAATGGTGTTGAGTTAATTGATCGTGATAAACTGATTGAATTATTAAATGTGTATCCGATTCCCCGCACTTAATCAGGAGGTGAATAACAATGCGAAGAGCGAACGGTTCCGGATCAGTCTATAAGCGTCCGGATAATGTGCATCGCCGGAAACCGTGGGTAGCCGTCGTAAATCTTGGAATGACTGATACCGGCAAGCGCAGAAAGAAAATTATCGGTAGCTTCGAACGACAGCGGGACGCGCAGGCTGCGCTGGAAGCGTACAATATGAACCCACAAACGGCGGCAGCAGCAGATATTACATGGGCGGACATCTGGGAACGTATCAAAACTGGACGAGAACGCCTGAAAAAACCGTTAAGTAAAGTTCATTTGATGTACTGGAAAAATCACGTCAGCAAAATTGCAAATCTGAAGATCAGCGAAACAAAAACGCTGCATTTGCAACAAATCATAGACGAATCAAATGTTTCAGCATCCGGACAATCCGGTATTATGACTGTCATGCATATGCTTTACAGATACGCTATCGCTAATGATTTAATCATTAAGGATTACTCCCGATTTGTTGTAACCACAGTAAAAGTTAAATCAGATATTCATAAACCGTTCACGACTGAAGAAATGCGATTATTGTGGAAGCATTGTAATGATGATATAGCGCGGATTATCTTAATACAGACTTATACCGGCATGCGGCCAAAAGAGCTGGCGATGATAAAAATGGCAAATGTGAATTTATCCGCCCACACAATGACAGGTGGTCTGAAAACGGATGCAGGTCGCAACCGAACAATCCCGATCGCAGAATGTATTCTGCCGTTTGTTAAATATTTCTACAACATCTCTAAATTTGCGAAACACGAATATTTAATTATGCCGGATCGGGCGCGTGGATTATACGGTAAAAATGGACTGCTTTCTATAACCTACTCATACCGCAAATATTTTGGGGAAATAGGTATTGCAGGACATCTCCCGCATGATCCCCGCCACACATTCATAACGATTGCTGACAATTATAGCATGCCGGAAAAAATTCAAAAAATGATTGTCGGGCATGCTTCCGGCAATAATGTAACGCAAGATGTTTATACTCATAAGATTATCCCGCAGCTTATTGCTGCCGTTGATCAATTGCCACACGGCGAAAATATGACGATTTATCCTGCAGAAAATGGAAGCCAAATGGAAGCCACAGATACGAAATAA